TTTGACATTAATTGGTTATGATGAGTAACCAAAGCTTGTTCCATAAACACCAATTTCATGTAAGATGGATTGGACTGGTCTTTGTAAAAATCAGGTGCTTGTTTAGCCTCATTAGCCAATGAGCGTACTTTCTTGAGCATTGCTTTAGTTTCTATCAATGACATTTTGTTAAGGTTAAATGCCATTTTATAATTTTCTTTCAATGCTTGGGTAGCATTAACTTTATTGTTTAAGTCGTTTAATCTCATAGTTTTTGATTCCAAACTTTATATAGTATTTATCTTGTTGGCTATTTATTTTGTTCTTTCAGCAAATTGTTGTGTTTGCCAAATTTTAGAATCGTTAAGATATCTATCAAATTCTTTTAACATATGCTTTCGTTTTTCTTGTTCTTCTGTTAATTTAGCCAAATAAATTATTTTTGAATTCAAATCTTTAGTCTTTTTTATTAATTTTTTATGCATTTCTATCGATACATCTATCCCGGTTATCATGCGGTCTAGATGAGCAATTCTATTAGCTGTTTGAATCTTATTTCTTTTATCAAAAATGCACCAAGTAATAGCATGTTTTGTTGAAGAAAACAATAAAGAGTCATCGTTATTTTTACTATTAACTATACAACCTTGACCGTGATTAGATAAAGTATATATGTTAAATACTTGGTAGGAGCCATCGTCATTTCTAAAAATAGAAATCCCGCCTGCTCTGTTTAAAATTTCTTTGGACAAGAAATTTGTTATTTTATCTAGTGCCTTTTTATCATCCATGCTGTATAGTAAAAAATATATTTCGTAGTTCAGGTGAAGTGTCTAAAAAAGATGGAAGTTTATTCCATTCAGTTCCGCATAATATCATAGGAACACCGTCACAATCACTGTATAACGCTCCTAATTCAGTCACACCATCATCAAACACACTAGGATGTTGTACATCAAAGTCAAATGTCCAACATGGGTATAATTCATCTTCAATCTGTTCAAATAAAAACCCAAAGTTCTCAAAATTGTCAAATCTAATTTCTATTAGAGAAGGCACATTAATTATTTCAGGTTGTGATCTTAACGATATAACTTGTAATACTGTATCAAAATTACATTGGGTATTTCTCTTTATTACCCACTCATTCAAATCTTGACCTTCATTGGGTTTGGTTCTATTTAATACTCCAGTTTGTGTAATATCAAATAATGTGTAACAAGAAATTCTATAACTCATACACATATTTATAATGGTAAAAAACCCGAGAATAAATCTCGGGTTTTTATATACTGAACTAAAATTAGTTTGTAAATGTAGCTGTTGCACCGCCAGTTGTTGTATTAGCAACTGAAGCTGCTGTTAATGCTGCGTTAACCGCAGCAACAACATTAGCGCTAGCACCTAATGAATTGTCTACTGCCCATGCACCTGTTGGGTACACTGCGAAAGCCAATGAGTTTGTGCTTGCATCGTTGTACTCATAGATATAAACAGTAGCTAGTTGCTGAACTGTTTGTATAATGAGGTTAACTTGAGTTGTACTGAATGTTGTGCCACTAGCTGCTGAAATTGTGAAATAGTCTAGCTTTGGGCCTTGTGGCTGAACTGATACGTTAGCTGTTACTGCATTAACTGCACCGACTGTATAAGCAGGTGAGTCATAGTTCATTACTGGTTGAAAGTCACCATGTGTACGGGTAAATTGTGCCATTTTAAAAATTCCTTATGTTTGTTGAGACCTACTGTCTCATACAATTATTTATGCCAAATTAAAAAAATACCGATTTTGGTTACGCTCTTCCAGCTAAATTTTGTCTACTGAAACCCATTCTGTCTACAAACTTAAGCCCATTAGAAACGAACCCTTCTTGGGTTTGCGTACCATCTTGTAGATATCCTTTTACAGGGCTAGCTTCAGCGGCGGTATTTAATTGCTGAACTATATTCATCTTAAGATTGTATATATCTATCCATATAGTAAATGCACCAATCAACCCTTCTTTATTAGCTTCTAAATGTTCATCTATCTTGGCTCGCATCTTATCAGTCATTGGTCTAGAAGAAACAAATTCCATAAATCCTTCTAGCAAATTATTTAAATCTCCTTGAACGATTCGTTTATTGACATAAACTGTAAACAATTGATTAAATGTATTTCTAGCTTGAGGAGCAGTATTCATTAACTGTTGAACTGCTTGACCGTATTGAGTAATATCTTGTTTAGCTTTAGCTAATAGTTTTTGGTCTACTTTTAAAGTAGGAGTAATAGGCATCTTACTAGGAATAATAGCAACATTACTGTTATTTTTTAGTTGACCTATTGTGCCATCTAATGGCGCCGCAGCATCGGTGTTTGGTGCTTCAGGTTCTATATACTGATGCACTGCTATGCCAGCGGTTTTACCTGTCATTAATTTACCAGTTTCGCTGTCAACATCTACTGTATATGTTATGCCGTTAGGGTTAGCTTTAAATTTGTATAAACCATTATCGTCTTTCAATGGTTGGCTAAACAACAAGTCGCCCCAATAATACCCCTGAGTACCAGCACTTGCTTTTTCTAGCCCAGGCCATATCTCTGCCATTAAATTATGTAGGCCAGACCGGTCTACCTCACGGGCTAAATCATACTCTCTAAATTGTTTAGGACTATAAACTTGTCTTCCCGTGCCGTCTTTTTTATTAAACATATGTTTGTCCATGATACTAAATCTACCTTTAGAATCACGGCCAAATATAAGTGCAGGATAACCATCCCACTTAATAGAAACTGTTTTTGGATTTGAAACTGTTTTTACAATAGCATCTACCGCTTTTTGAGCACCTGCAACATCTCCCAAAAATATCAAATCTTCAGGATGATCTAAATGACCTTTATCTTCAGTCAACGGCGGCAGAGATAAAGTCTCTAACTTACTTTTAAGTAAAGCCAAAGACTCAGAAAGATTCATTTTTGACCCCAATACTTTACCGGTTTCTTTTTATTTTCTGTTACTTTTGATGCCCATGAATCGCTAGGTGCATTATTAGCCGGCGCCGCAGGAGCTGCTGCAGGACTACTAGCAGGTTGCTGAGTAGGTTGGGGTTGATTAGGTTCTTTAGGTGATGTATCTTGGGCATATGATACAGCATACAAATCATTTGCTAATTTTGTAAGTGCTGCTTTACCCTTGTCTTTACTATAAGTATCTTCTACATTTTTAATTAAACTCTTAATATGATTAACTGAATTAGCATCACCAAAGCTAGTACCAACCATATACTGTTTGACCCATTTTGTCAAAAATTGAGATATGGTTTCTACCCCTGTTGGTGTGGGTGCTGCTGTTGGTGTGGGTGCTGCTGTAGGTGTGGGTGCTGCTGTAGGTGTGGGTGCTGCTATTGGATCAGCCTCACCTATAATGCTTTCAAAAATTGCATTTAATTTATCATAAGTTGAACTTTCGCTAAACCCTGCTCGGCGCATTTGTGCAATCTGTGCGGGTGTCCTTTTGTCTGCTGCAAAAGTTTTTTTGGTTGGTGGAGGCATATTAGCCACCCTTTTGTCTCTAGCTACATTGTTCTGCATAGACTTTATTTGCATGGCATGTATTGGAGTATTACCAATGGTAGGTCTACTTGGAGGAGCTGTTGTAGGTGCGATAGAAGGTTTAGATGCTGCTGGTGCAGTAGGTGTAACAGGCTGTGCTTCCGGTGCAGCTGGCTGTGTAGCAGGCTGTGTAGCAGGCTGTGCTGCTGGTGTTACATTTGTTGTTATTCTACCACTAGCGATACCTGAATTTAATGTAGCACTTGCACGGCCTAAAAAGTTTTGAAGAAACTTTTCTTTAGCCATTTTATCTTGAATGGACATTGCACCTTCAGGTTTACCGGTTATTCTATTTCCTAACTGCTTTGCAGCAGCCGCGCCGTAATCACCAATCCAATTACTTAAAGCCTCTTCTAACCTACGAACTTCATCATCAATACTACGGCGCTTCATGATTCTTCCTTATGCTTTTAGCAAATCTATTTTGATCTTTTCCCTTTATAGCACTTAAAAGTTTACGCTCCAATACTTCAGAGGTATTCTTATCATAATGTTTATTAATCAATTCAATTAAATTAATTGCACTAGTGATAATATTATGAGCCCTATTTTCTATAACATGTGTCATATCACGGTTACTTCCAATAGATTCTAGTTCTTCCAAAAGGCTACGGGTTTTCTTTTGCATATATAATATATCCTAATACTATTTATGCCCATTTAATAATTATTTCTTTAATCCGTTCAATATGCCCTTTAATCTAGATTCAGCAGTAGTTGCTATAACTCTTTTACTTTCAGGCTCTACTGTAGAATGTACAATGTCATTTACTGTAGATTGTGTTTTAATTTTATTAATAATATCGTTAGGAGTAGGAGCGGGTGGTCTATATGTATTAGCTTCAGGATCGGGGTCGGTAATTCGCAGTGTTTCTACATTAAACTCTAATTCGATTTTTTGACCTACGCCACTACTGCTTCTAGTTTTCATTAATTGCAATTGATATTGACCACGCTCACGCATACTGCGACTTGTAAAAATACCAAATACATTATCTGCTGTATTAATTTTACTAATACCACCACTAATATGACTATGATCAAATTCAATTTCTTCAACCGCACTACGGTTCAATTGACTCGCCGTTACGAACAATACATTTAATTCTTTTGCTAAGTTACGCAATTCTTCTGAGACATACTTGTCCTTAACAAACAAATCTGAAGGACTTACCTTTGCACTAACAGGCATAAGCAAATCCAAATAATCTACACATAAAAAGTCTATTTTAACTCCTGTCTGTATTTGCAATTCTTTACAATATGCTCGCAAATCGTTAACTGTACTTTGTGCAGGCATATATTTGATGCGTAACTTGCCTGCCTTTTTGGCAAGCATTTTGATTTTCATTTCAACATTGTCAATATCTTTAAAGATATCTCGACTACTAGTATCAGTCATCATGCTATCTATACGCATACTACACAGACCTTCACTAAGTTCTAATGTAATATAAGCTCCATTCAACCCTGCTTGAGTCCAATTTACCGCAAGATTTTGCATGAATAAACTTTTACCAGAACCCGATCCCCCGGCGAAAATTTGCAATTCGCCCCTATTAAATCCTCCATAAAGTTTTTGATCCATGCTAGGCCAACCTGTACTATTCTGTCCATTATTACTTTTAAGCTGAGAAAGTCTAGCCCTAGGGTCAGCAAAATAATCTGTACCCATGTCTTTTTGTAAACTAATTTGCACGGCATCTTTAATTAATTTTTCAACTGGACCAAAATCTCCCTTCTCTAACAAGTCAGCACTTTTAAGAATTGCTCTTTCTAGCTCTTGCCTTTTTGTGAATTTTTCAAATTCATCTAAAAACCAGTCATAATGCCCATCATCAAGTTCAGGAATAATATCTACAGATATTCCTGTAGATGCTTTGATTTGCGTAGGATCAGGCATTATATTATATTTTTTACTGTGCTCAACTAAAAAGTCTGCTACAGGTTTTAAATTGCGATCAAAATTACTAGAATTCATTATATTCATAACTCTAGTATATAATTCTGCGTTAGTAACCATCATACGCAAAAACAATAATTGCATATCATTATTATATTCGTTGCTCAAGTTTTCTCCTTTGAATTTCTATTTTGACTCTATTACTAGTAGCACATTGTAAAATACTTAACAATGTAGGTAGTTTACCATATTTTACTACTGCATCATTAACATCTTTTACATCAGAATCCCATTTTGGAATACTAACACTATATCCCAACTCTAAAGCCCTATTACAAGTTTCTAATCCAGTTTTATCACGATCCGGAACAAAAATAATTCGTCTGTTTAATTGGCTTAATAGTTCTACCTGATCATCATTGATTGTGTTATGTGTCAACGCACAACAATTCAAACTCAATGCATCAAAAATACCTTCTACCAATATACAAACTTCATACTCAGGCTTTTGAAAATCAATACCAAATACATAACCCGACTGTTGTTGATTTATATATTTAGGTGTTTTATTATCTAAGAAACGACTAGTGTAACCTACTACTTTATTTTCATAAGTATAGGGAATGATTATTCTATTGCCTTGCCGCCCCTTTGCATTTGGAGTAATTATGAATGGATAATCACTAACATTTATGCCCCTAGATCGTACATAATCAACATATACTTTGTGTGAGGGATTTTTAGTATCAAGTATTTCACCCTCAGGTAAAGTTTCTTCTTTAAATTTAATTTTTTTCTTAGATTTTTTGATCTGTATAAAATCTAATATATCTTTTTTCTGTAGACTTTCTAAGCTCCAACGCTGTATTTGAGACTCATCTATACCACACCATTGTAAGAAATTTTTTGTATTTTTTGTAATACTTTTTCCTAAAGTGAACCCGCACTTGAACCCACAATTAAAGCAATGCATACTCCAGTTTGGTCCATCGATTCGTAGACCAGCACGACCTCTTTTATCTGCTTTGTGTCCACGGTGATGACAACACACAGCATTGAATCCATGCCAACCGCTTTGTGTTAGTTTTTTCTTACCCGGAACTATAGTTAGTATTTCAAACATATTATGATTATAGCATAATATGCAGTAAAATACAATAACTAGGTTACCTTGCCAATATGTTAGTTATTGCACCGGTATTGCTAACAAATTGCATACGGATATATGGATGAAATCCGCGAATGGTATAACCAAAAGTATCAGATACATTACTATAAGTTGAAGTAGTTATGGGGTACCAATCAGCATCTACAATAGTAGAACCTTCTATAGTAACATCTCCATTGAATTGATAGTAATGGGCCTGAATGGTAAGTATTGGATTAGAATCGGTGTTGATTACGCTACTATAGTATGTATTAGCATTTGGTAATGCATTTTGTATGCTATTGTTAGAATCAATGTTTGGAAAAGGCTGTCCTGTAGGAATAGTAATATTTGAACTTGGTACAAATGATGGCAAAACGCTATTAACGATATTCATATCACCACGAGCTCCTGCATTTTGATCAACAAACACAGGAAAATTAAATTCACCTACTGGTATTTCTAATGAATAGTGAGCCTGTTGTGCAGGAATATCTTCTACTTCTGCTGCATTTAATATTAATGCTGCAATACCAGTAGCCGGTAGTTGAAGTGTTAATGCCTTTCTAAGTAACACTTCAGTGCCATTATAATTAATAATTCTACAGGAAATTTCTTTACCTGTAATATCTACCGGCTTTTGCTCCTGATTTAAGAATTGAAATTGTATTTGATTATCAACTCCCTTATTTAAAGTTAATGGCTTAGAATATACAGGCATATATCTCCTCGGTGAAGTGCCGGTTAAAAGTACAACAATTTGACGCTGAGTATAAAGAAATACAGCAGTTGAGTACACAATTTAGCTCCCTTTGTGTATTTAGTCCCAAAATATTAAATTATTATATAATTGGTCGCCCGATTAAATAGAATGTATTGTAAAAATAATAATGATTCAAAATGAATTTTTTAAAAAACTTAGCGAAACACATCCGTTTATAACGGTATGTTCCTATGCCAATCAGGATTATGTAGGAATAGTTCAGAATAAAGATGATAGCATTACTACTATATATGATTATGGATCAATAATAGATAGTAATGTTAGAACTAGATTTTTAGAATTAGGGGATACATGGTGGTGGGAATCAAATAGATTGATTCCCATTAATTTATTCTTAAAAGAAGAATGGCTGCCTTTTAAACCTTATTTGAGGACCTTTACTAACAAAAGTTTAATAATATTGCACGGACCAGTATGCAGCATGAATGAATTACACAAGCGTAGAAGTAAGCGCAGAAGTATCACTCTTGTCAAAAGAATGCCTTGATTCTTCTAACAAGTTCATATGAACTCCAACTAGAGTAGCATAAGAAATTGCATGTGCTTTTTTAAACTGATATCCATCATCGGCTTTATCCCATACTGTTTTACTTATTTCTGACCAAAATTTACCAATTAAATGTTTTTTGGCAGGACGAATCAATGCTAAAAACATTGCTAGTCTAGGAATACTATTAACAGGCTCAGGCATTTTCTGCAATGATTGATAATGATTTCCTAGATGAATCAATTTTTCCACAAACTCTTTATTTTTTAAGTTATCCCAATTTGGATTACGCATTAATTCAACTAAATGTAGTTCATCCTTGACTTGATTATATACATGAACATTCAACAAATCTAACTTAAAATACCCGCGCTGTTCAGCATCTGAATAGTCAATAGCTGCCATATCATTAACAGGGTCATATGGAATTTGAGTGACATGTATACCTGTAGCATGTTTACGCTGTGGTTTAACTTTACGCATTGCGGCGGGGATATACTTAATATGTTGGAGAATCTTTTCTCTATCCCCAAAATCAATATCAACATCCGATTGAATTTTCATTGATTGCTTTTCCAAATATTGTCAATATTTCTTACATCCTCAATTATATCATTATCTAGATAATGAAGCAATAGAGCTGGTCTTGATTTGGGTAATGGATTAGGCATACTACTGTGTAAAACTCTACAATTATAAAATAGTACCGTGCCTTTTGGCATATTAGGTTGTATACTATGCTCTAAGAAAAAATCATTATATAATCCTTCGTAGCACAAATTAATATTAAAATCTTTTAATTGACTTTGAGGGACTAACCCTGTACTAGCAGAATTTTTATCGATATCGGTTAATGAAATAATACATTGTATTCCCAATAGTCTTTTATCGTAATTGTATTTTTTAAATCTATGAGGTGTATCAATATGCGGGTTTAACCAAATACTTTCTTTTTCAATTACGACAATATCGCTAGAATAAAATTCCGCATTAGGTAAATAATTTTTAATTAATGGATTTAATAGTTTTTCTATTTCTAAAACTTCGGGCCAATTAATAACAGTTTGTGACCACCAAACCGCTATGTCAGGTAAGTTTTTAATATCTTCTTTTTCAGCATATTGCATCGTGCTACTAGACGCACGAACTGGTGAAATTTCATCTAACCTATTAACTACATTGTCAATTAATTCTTCTGAAATAAAATTTTTAGCTAAAATATAGCCGCTACCATCTATTAATTCATTATGCATACTAAGTAAACTTTAATAAAAACATGACATATTTTTTTTCATCCACTACTTCGTAACCATCAGTAATTTTTCCACCCATTAGGTGCATTTTAATGCCATATACATTTGTTATATATTCTTCAAATTCATATGCGTCAAAATTTGTTTTATCAGCAAGATATTCTGCCCTGATTTTTTTAAGTGCGTTCCAATAATTCCAACGATTATTTCTACGGTCTATTTCAGGATCGTCATCATCATAATCTTTAAAGGATTTAATTATTGTCATAAAATTAACTCCATTTCAACATAAACCAAGTAACATCACTTTCATTTTCAAAATGCCAAGTATACGAATCAAATTGATGTGGACCTCCCCAAAAAGTACACCAAGTGCCATTTCTATTCTTAATAGCGTCCCACCTAGGTCCAAATTGTTCAGTACACCATTGAGTAGCTTCCCAATGATTTGCCTTTTTAGTCAAAACCAAATGCCAATCTAATGTTGGTGATCCTCTCATGATGAAAATTTACTACTCGATAATCTAATTAAAAACAAACTAATAGACAGTACCAAAGTAGCTCCAGCTAATATTAATACATTCATCATTTGTTCATGACCAATGGCTATTAAATCTACCATGTGTCTTGTTAGTGCTGTAATAGCAATATATATCAGAAAACGCACTGGCATGTGATTAGTTTTAAAATAGATACCAACCATAGCACCAATTTCTAAATAAATGAACAACAATAATAGATCATTTATATTAGCCCGATTTTGAGTAAACATCTCTAAAAAGCTAGTACCGGCGCTCCATACAGTAGCAGTACCAATACCGAATAATGCTAGTCTATGAAATATGCCTACTAAAACATTTCCTATATTATCTACACGGTCTAATTGTTTTTCCATTTTATCCCCATCTTAACATAAACCAACTTGCTAGTTTATCATCTTTAAAAGTAAATTCACATTTTTTTGGAACTTCACCTGTCATATAATCCCAAGTATTATGAAAATATTTAAATTCATAATGCTCATTGGCAATCAATCCATGTGATTTTAATTCGCCAAGTATTAAACTAATTTCATTACCAGTTTTATTGTATATAGTAACCGTGTTCATGACCAACGCAAAACAAACATTAAGTAGTCCCGCTCATACCTAAATTTAATATTAAAAGATTCACCTGTTGCTGCCCATCTAGCATGTCTTTCGCATTTATCAATGTTGTTATAAACCGAGTCTATAATTGATTCTGTGTAATCAAGCTCTTGCGGAACTGAATTATGCAATGGTATTCTATATTCATGCCAACCAATTTTGCATTCTTCCCATTTTTTAAATGCTTCAATATTAATATAGCGCAAGGTCAGTTAAAATGTTTTTGAAAATTTAAAGCCAAAAGCTACATCTGATTGGCCTAGTTGACCACGATAATTCTGCCTAGCTTCTACAAATGTCATTGTGTTAAATTCTTTAGAGTTTTGAAACTTATGATAGATGCCTGTTCTAAGTTCATGTACATCTGCGGCTAGGTTAACACTGCTATTCTGAATAATGTTGAATGAACTATCCAACCCTACCGGGGCTACCAAATCAGCATTAGCACGGTATACACTAACTGGTTGATATGCCATAACACCAATGGTATTATCAATATTTAGTTTTTGCTCAATTCCTGCAGCCCATGAATAACTTAGAACACTGCCAATTTTTTGAATATTTTCACTATGTGAACTAGTTTGTGTGACACCGTGAATAAAATTAGCATATACATTAGTACCGGTATCAAATGATTTGTTTAATTCAACGCCTGCAAATTGTGTATTACTACTATTATTTTTACCATCACCCACAAAACTACCCACACTATTACCCAACCAAGTATTAGTCTCATTAAAGAATCCACCTAAAAATTTAAAACTAGTATCACCAAAGTTTTTAGTATAAGCTAGTTCCAACATCATAGGAGAAGTTCCTAAAATGTTAGTAGTATCATGGTAAATACTCATTTCATATGCGCCCACTTTTACATTAGCCTGTTCATTGTATGAATTAAACAATGCATAGGGATTATGAGATTCATAGACCATCATTGCTTGCCGATGATTAAAAGACTCAGATTTTTTATAAGCGGTAAATGACTTTCCAT